TATAAAACAAATTAAAAAAAGATACTAATTAGGAGTACAAAATTATGGCATCAACTTATACGGCTCTCGGTGTAGAATTAATGGCAACTGGTGAAAACGCCGGTACATGGGGAACAAAAACTAACACCAATTTAAACATAATCGAACAAATTTCAGGTGGTTTTACACAACAAGCGGTATCAGATTCTGGAGATACAGATCTTTCAGTAACTGATGGTGGAACAGGTGCAACTCTTGCACACAGAATGATTGAATTTACGGGTACACTAAGTGCTGGAAGAAACGTTACTATACCAATTGATGTTCAAACTTTTTACTTTTTAAAAAATTCTACAAGTGGTTCTCAAACCGTAACTTTTAAATATGTTTCAGGGTCTGGTGATAGTGTAGCAGTAGCTAGTGGAAAAACTGTTCTTGTATTTGCTTCTGCAAATGATGGTACAAACCCAGATATTATTGATTTAGGTTTTGGTGATGGTGATGTAACTCTTACAGGAACACAAACTTTAACAAACAAAACTTTAACTAGTCCTGCGATAGGAACAAAAATTTCAGACACAAACGGAAATGAATTAATTAATCTTACTGCAACAAGTTCGGCAGTTAATGAATTTACTTTAGCTAACGCAGCAACTGGAAACGGTCCAGTTTTATCATCAACAGGTGAAACAAATGTTGATATAAACATTAATCCAAAAGGTTCTGGTGTTTTAAAATCAGGATCAGCTGCAGTTAAAATTGCAGGAAAAGAATCTATATGGGTTCCTGCACTTGCTATGTACCCTAATTCAACAAATGGTTGTGCAGATTTAGCACAAACAGAATTATCAAATGGACCTGAAATTAAAACATTAGATTTTGACAAAGACTCAGATGAGTTTGCACAATTCGCTGTTGCATTTCCTAAATCATGGAATGAAGGCACAGTAACTTTTCAAGCATTTTTTACAGCTGACACAACAAACACAGGAACAACAGCCTGGGGGTTATCAGCTGTAGCAATTGCAGATGACGATTCAATAAATACAGCTTTTGGAACACAAGTTGTTGCAACAGCAAAAGCCATGAGTGGTACAGCAAACGATTTAGCAGTAGCAAATGAAAGTGGAGCAGTAACAATTGCAGGTTCACCGAGCACTGACGAACAAGTGTTCTTTCAAATCTCAAGAGATGTATCAGCAGATTCTTTAACAGCTGATGCAAAATTATTAGGAATTAAATTATTCTTCACTACTGACGCTGCTAACGACGCATAATAGGAGGAATATATGAGTTCATTCGGATACACAATCTTAGGTTTCGGAGGCGGATCTGTCGCAAAAAAATTAGAGTTTGATTATTTAGTTGTCGCTGGAGGCGGTGGCGGCGGATACGATGACGGCGGCGGCGGAGGCGGCGGCGGTCTTAGAACATCTTTTCCTGGAGGAACTAAAGTAGAAGTAGAAAGTGGAGGAACAATCACAATTGGTGGTGGTGGCGGACCTCAACCAAATTCATCTCCTGGACCAGACGCAAGAGATCAATCTAAAGGTGGAAATTCATTAGCTGGATCTATAACATCAACTGGCGGCGGAGGTGGTGGCCCACCTAACGTCCAAGGAGGGGCTGGAGGATCTGGCGGCGGAGGTGCTCTAAATGCTACTGGCGGATCTGGAAATGAAGGTGGTTTTCCAACACCTGAAGGAAATCCTGGCGGTAACGGCGGAGGAAATAATTCTGGCGGTGGCGGCGGAGGAGCTGGTCAAGCTGGAATTAATGGAAATTCTGATCAATTTGGAGGACCTGGTGGTAATGGAGCAACAAACAATATTAGTGGAAGTCCTGTAGTCTACGCTGGAGGCGGTGGCGGAGGAGCTAACAACAATGCAAGTGGACCAAATGTTTCTGGCGGAAACGGTGGCGGCGGAAACGGTGGTTTCGGTAATGCTCAAGGAAATAATGGAACAAATGGAAAAGGCGGCGGCGGAGGCGGCGGCCCTGGTGGTGGTCCAACTAGACAAGGAAAAACTGGAGGAAACGGTGTAGTTATTTTAAAATCACCTACTTCAGGCGGTACAATTAATGTTAATGGATCTGGAAACCAAGCACAAGCACAACCAGATGGTTCGACTATTTGTACATTTAACGTAACAGGAACAGTGGTATTCTAACATGTCTCAACGTGCAGGTAAATTATTACCACAACAACATCCTTTTCAAGTAGGACAAGAAGTTCAATCAGTAGAAGTTATCATAGCCGTAGCTGATGATGTTACAAATGAAAACATTCAAGAAAAAGTTGCATCTATAACAGATGGAAATTGGAAAATTTTACCAGATTTTGTTAACTTTAAATTTTGGTGGGATGGATCAAAATTTATACCACCTCAACCTCACGCTTCATGGTCTTTAAATTCAGAAGAAACTGAATGGGAAGCGCCAGTCGCTAAACCGTCAAACACTACTTTTACAGTCCAACATACAGATGAAAACGGTGATTCATTTGATACAACCGTGGATACTTATTTAATGAGTTGGAATGAAACTGATCAAAGGTGGGAAGGTCAAAACAGACAAGACAATCAAAATTATTACTGGAACACGGCTAATTCTAGCTGGACTTTAATTTCATAATATTATATATTTTTTTTCTATAAAGGATAAAAAATGTTGCATTATGAAAACTTATATTGGTTTTTTAAATCTGCTCTATGTGATAAAGACGTAAATAGAATTATTAAACTTGCAAAAAAACAAAATAAAAAACTTGGTCGAATAGGCAGTTTTCCTGAAAGAAAATTTAAAAAATTAAATAAAGAACAATCTAAAATTCTTAAACAAAAAAGAAATTCTTACGTTACATTTTTAGATGAAAGGTGGCTTTACGATTTAATACAACCTTATTTTTTAACAGCAAATAAATCTGCACATTGGAATTTTGATCTTAATTGGGTTGAACACATGCAATTTACTCAATATACAAAAAATCAACATTACGATTGGCATTGTGATTCTGGTGTTGAACTAAATGATGATGTTGCTGCACAAGGTCATGGTAAATTAAGAAAACTATCTGTAGTAATATCTTTAAGCGATCCTAAAGACTATGAAGGAGGAGATTTTGAATTTCAATTTAGAGGTAGTGATGATCCTACTTTAACTAAAATTGTTCCTGAAATAAAACCAAAAGGAAGTGTTTTGGTATTTCCATCATATATTTGGCATAGAGTAAAACCCATTACAAAAGGATTACGATATTCTTTGGTAGCTTGGGTAAGGGGAAATCCGTATAGATAGATGTATAATACTTGGAATCATAATAAATATTTATATATAAAAAATTTTATATCTAAAGAAGACTTAAAAATTATTTTAAAAGATATAAAAATATATTTTACAAATAATTTACATAAAGAAAAAGATGGAAGTGTAATAAAATCTGGTCAACAAACACAACCAAACTTACATATTATAAGTAAAAGTAAACCTTGGAAAAATTATTATAAAAAATTAAATGAACTTGCAAACATTTTAGGAAAAGAAAAGTTAACTAAAAGTTGGGCTCTTAGAATAGAAAAAAAAGCACCAGGCGTATATCATAAACATCAAGAAAATAGTATAACAAGTGTGTTTTATGTTCAAAATCCAAATATGTCTTTAGGCACACATTTAACAGATGGTTTAAATGATATTATAATACCAGGACATGAAAACTCTTTACTTATATTTGATGGCACAATAACTCACGATGCTATTTTTCCTACATACACATTAGAAAAACCTCGATATAGTTTGGTTACTGATTATGAATAAATTTAAAAAAAATAAATATCTTGTTTTAAAAAAAGTAATAGATGCAAATCTTGCAGATTTTTTAACTGAGTATATGTTTTTAAAAAAAGAAGTTGCTAATACTTTATTTTCATTAAACTATTTACCACCAAATTTAAAAGGCATGTTAGGAACGTTTAATGATCCACAAGTGCCTAATTCATATTCTGTGTATAGTGACATAGCAAATGAAGTTTTGTTAAAAAAAATTAAACCAATTATGGAAAAAAACACAGGTTTAAAACTTGTTGAAACTTATTCTTATGCCAGAATTTATAATAAAGGAAATACACTTGAAAGACATAAAGACAGGCCATCTTGTGAAATATCAACAACCCTTAATTTAGGTGGTGGAGATTGGCCTATCTATCTAGAACCCTCGGGTAAAGAGGGGATGAAAGGTATTAAAATAAATTTAAAAAAAGGCGATATGTTAATTTATAAAGGATGTGAATTAGAACATTGGAGAAAAAGTTTTACAAAAAAACACTGTGTTCAAGTTTTTTTACATTATAATCAAGCAACAAAAAAAGCTATAAAATACGATGGTAGACATCATTTAGGTTTACCTTTTGACGTTAAGAAAAATGAAATCATTTAAACATAACAATAAAAATAATTTTTTAGCAGGCTGGTACATTGATAAAAAAATTTGTTCTGAAATGATTAAATATTTTGATACTACTAAAGAAACTCCTGCTGGAATAAAACATGACGGTTCTATTGGTGGTCCAGAAGGAGATTTTATAATAGATAAAAAAGTAAAAGATTCTTTAGATCTTTCAGTTTTTCCTGACACTACGGACGATATACCCAAACGCTATCTTGATGAATTAGCAAAAGTAATGCATGAATACAAAATGAAATACCCTTGGAGTGATGAAAACCACGCTGCTTGGAGAATGACAGAAAGTTTTAACATTCAAAGATATCCAAAAAAAGGTGGTTTTTTTAAATGGCATTTTGAAAGAACAGGTAATCGTGCTTTTTTAAAAAGACACTTAGTTTTTATGACATACCTTAACACAGTTAAAAAAGGTGGGTATACAGAATTTTTACATCAAAAAATAAAAGTTAAACCTGAAACAGGTTTAACTTTAATATGGCCTTCGGATTGGACATTTACTCATAGAGGTGTAGCAGCGCCAACAGAAATTAAATATATAGCAACAGGGTGGTATGCCTATGACGTGTAACCAAAATTTTATATTAGAGAAAAATAACTTTATAAAAAAAGAAGAGTGTGATATATTAATTAAAGAATTAAAAGATAAAGTGAATAAAGCAGAGAAAGAAGAATACGGTTATGAATGTTTTGATTTAGAGGGAACGCCTATATTTAATCAAATACAAAAAAGAACTTTTCCTTTGTGGAGTGAATATATAAACAAATTTCCTGAAGCTAATTTAACTACTAATAAATGGTGTTTAACAAATATAAGGTTTAAAAAATTTAAACCAGGAAAACATTTTGAAAAATGGCATTCAGAACATAGTTACAATCATGCAACTAGAGTTTTAAATATACAAATATATTTAAGTTCTCATAATTGTGGCACAGAGTTTTACAATGGAACCGTTATTAAATCAGAACAAGGAAAGGTTGTCATATTTCCGTCTTATTTTACACATACACATAAAGGACAAAAATGCCCTGATAATAAATCAAGGTATTTAATTACAGGATATGTAAATTTTTTAAATTTATGAAAGTAGAAAAATTAATTAAAGCAGAAATACCACGAGAATATTATTTTATTAAAGGCAAGATGCCTATTGATACAAAATATTTTATTAGAAAAATTACAGAAGGCACTAATTTAAATACAAATATGAATTATAAAACTAACGTTATAGGAACTATGACGGCTTTTGATTTTTTTCTTAACGATAAAAAATTTATTAAACTTATGATGCCTATCTTTGATATAATAGATAGTAATCCATCTAAAGAAGTTAACGCATGGAAGTTAACTGAAGCATGGGGTTTTAAAGAAAAGTTTTCAGATTATACTAGACAACATGCTCATTTACCTTGTTTTCTTTCAGGTGCAATTCAGTTATCTAATCATAGTCAAACATTAGAATTTCCGCAAATAAAAGAAACTTTAGAATGTAAACCTGGAAACTTTGCTGTGTTTTCAAGTTTTTTATTACATAAAACAAAAAGAAATGTTGGCGATAAAGAAAGATATGGACTTAGTTTTAATATCGCACACGGTGGTGGTTATGAATAATAAAAGAAAAGTATACGAACAATTAATTAATGGATCTATTCACATAGAAAGAAATTTTCTTCCTAAAAATACTTATGAACAAATGTTTGATGATATACAAAAATTAAAATACGATGCCTGTCATCAACCATATAGTCAATACTTTGGTAATCGTTTTCAAGGCTATCCTGTTTATGAAGCTGTGTTTGATAAATATAATCCTATTATATTATCTAAAATAGAAAATCTTGTAGAAGGTAAAATAACATGCACACATACTAAAGTTAGAAAAGTTCTTGCCTCGGAAGTATCTAAATCTAAATATGATGTGCCTTATGGACCCGTGCACATAGACCATCAAACTAATTTTGCAGCCATACTTCCTTTCTATCATAGTGTTTCAGGAGGAACTGCTTTTTTTGAATATGATTCAGATAAATACCCAGACATATCAATAGGTGCATATCCCAATAGATTAATAATTTTTAATTCTAAAAGATTTCATGCTCCTTGCACTGATTTAACTTATGATGTATCTTATAAATATAATATATTTTTTAATATAGAAAATGAATAGAAATTTTTTAGCCGTAAAGAAAGAATTTACTACCAAAGCTAAGTGTAAATCTTTAATAAAAACTTTAGATAAAAACTTAAAGGTTGATAAATCTAACCCTAATTTAAATTATTATTATAAAGATATAAAATTAAAAAGTATTCAAAAATTTATTGTAGATAGAGCAGTTAACTTTGTTAAGTTATATGCAGGTGTTTATCCAGAAATAAATATGACTAGTGATAAATGGGCTATGACAGAATTAAGATTTAAAAAATTTAAACCAGGTAAATCTTTTAACAAATGGCATTCCGAACATTGTAATAAATATCCAAGCAGAATGTTGGCTTTTCAATTATATTTAAGTGAACATAATTGTGGGACTGAGTTCATGAATGGAGAATATGTAGAGTCTGAGATTGGAAAAGCTGTTTTATTTCCAGCTTATTTTACACACACGCACAGAGGTCAAACATGTCCTCAAAATAAAACTAGATATCTAATTACTGGATACTTTAATTTTATCTAGTTAATCTAGCTATTATATCTTTTAACTCTGTAATTTTGTCTACAAACTCGTTGTTTAATTTTCCCAAAGCTATTATTCTAGTTTCTAAATTGATTATGTGTTTTTTGTAGTCGGCATTAAGGTCAACTTCAGATTGTTTAACTGTTTTTTCCATCTGTAGTTTTTCCTCTAAATCTTTAATAATGTCGTCTTTTACGTCTTTCATGCTCAATGATTATATATTGATAAACGTCTAAAAGTCAAGTAAACTGCCCTCTACTCAAACTACAAAAAATATGTTAAGGGCTTATACATGTTACAGAAACTAGGATTTTTACCCGGATTTAATAAACAAGTTACTTCAACTGGAGCTGAATCACAGTGGACAGGAGGAGAAAATGTGCGTTTTAGATATGGTACACCTGAAAAAATAGGTGGTTGGTCACAGTTAGGTGGTGATAAACTAACCGGAGCTGCTAGACAATTGCACCATATGGTTAATAAAGACGGTATTAAATATTCTATTATTGGAACTAATAGAATATTGTATGCTTATTCTGGACAAGTATACTATGATATACATCCATTAACTAATCCATCAGGCACGGCTATTACTAATGCATTTAGCACTACTAATAATGACCCAACTGTAACAGTAACGTTTTCAACAACACATGGGTTTCAAGAAGGCGACATAATTTTATTTGGCGACGTTAGTACGTTTAGTGCTATTACTAATTCTAATTTTGGATCAGCAGATTTTTGTGATAAAAAATTTATGGTTGCAAGTGTACCTACAAGTACCACTATAACAATTACAATGCCTAGTAATGAAACAGGAAGTGGTGCAACTACATCCGGAGGAATTACTTATTTTCAATATTATCACGTAGGACCAGCTGAACAAGTTGGTGTGTTTGGATGGGGTGTATCTCAATACGGAGGAACAGTAAGCGCTCCTCAAACAACAACTTTAAATGGTGCATTATTAAATGACGCCAATGGTACTGGTGGATCAGGAACTAGTATTACACTTACAAGCACGACTGGTTTTCCAACATCAGGTACAAATTATATTCAAGTAGGAACAGAAGAAATTTCTTACACTGGTGTATCTGGAAATGATTTAACAGGTATTACTAGAGCTGTAAGAGGAACAACTAGAGCTGCTCACAGCAATGGTGCTGCTGTAACTGATTACAGCGATTATTCTGGTTGGGGTCAATCATCTGCCAATACAGACACAGTTGCTGAACCTGGTTTATGGGCTCTTGATAATTTAGGTAGCACTCTTATTGCTTTAATTTTTAATGGAGAATGTTTTGAATGGGATGCTGATGCTAGCAATGCTACAAACAATAGAGCTACTATTATAACAGGTGCACCTACTGCATCTAGAGATATGTTAGTTTCTACTCCCGACCGTCACTTAGTATTTTTTGGAACAGAAACAACTATTGGAGATAAAACTACACAAGATGATATGTTTATAAGATTCTCATCTCAAGAAGATATAAATACTTATACACCTACGGCTGAAAATACTGCTGGAACACAAAGATTGGCCGACGGATCACGGATCATGGGTGCAGAACTTGGTAGAAATGCAATCTATGTTTGGAGTGATACAGCGTTATTTACGATGCGTTTTGTTGGTCAACCGTTTACATTTGCATTTGAACAAGTTGGTACTAACTGTGGATTAATAGGTATGAACGCAGCTGTTGAAGTTGATGGTGCTGCTTATTGGATGTCCGAAAATGGTTTTTTTAAATTTACTGGTAAACTAGAATCTATGGATTGTTTAGTAGAAGACTATGTTTATAATAATCTTAATACTACATCTAATCAATTTATATATTGTGGTATTAATAACTTGTTTGGAGAAATTACTTGGTTTTATCCCGAAGCTAATTCTAATGTAAACACTCAATCGGTTACTTATAGTTATCTAGATTCAACAGCCAAACGTCCTATTTGGTTTGTAAATGCAAGTTCTTTATTTATTAGAACTACATGGCAAGATTCATCCGTATTTGGTTTGCCACACGCGACTCAATACGATGCTGGCGATGATACATCTTTTGATGTAACAGGAAATACAGATGGCATAAGTTATTACTATGAACATGAAACAGGACTTAATCAAATAAGAGGAGGAGTTATTACAGCTATTCCAGCTAATATTACTTCTGGAGATTATGATATTACACAAAAAGTTATTAGAGGAGCTGCAACCAATATGGCTGATCTTAGAGGTGATGGTGAAAACATTATGAGAGTTAGTAGAATTATTCCAGATTTTATATCGCAAACAGGAAATTCTATTATACAATTAGATTTAAGAAATTATCCCAATGATGCTGCGGTAAGCTCGTCATTAGGACCATTTACAGTAACATCTAGCACTACAAAAGTAGACACTAGGGCTAGAGCAAGGGCTGTAGCTCTTACAATATCTAATACAGCTGTCGATACTAGTTGGAAGTTAGGAACTTTTAGATTAGATATACATGCAGGAGGAAGAAGATAGTGGCAAAAATAGTACAATCATTAACTAGGGCAAGTCAAGAATATCAAGAAGATGTAGCTCAATCGTTAGTAAGAGATTTAGATGCAGTGTTAGAAAAATTAAATACTACATTTCAAGAAGAATTAAAACAGGAGATAGAAGCTAGAAGCTTCTTTATGGAATAATGGCAGTAGTAAATCAATATAAATTTTATGGAGTAGATAACGACACAGGTGGAGCTGCACTTACTATGTTTGGTACAACGGATAGTGTTCAAAATCCCTTAGTTACTGAAACATATATAATTAAATCTATCAAAGTTACGTCTGCTTCCACACCTACAGTTACAGTATTAAACAACTCAATAACAGCCATTAAAGCAGCAGCATTAACAGCTAATGTTACTACTGAATTATTAACAGTTCCAATGGTGGTAGAAGGTGGTACTACCTTGACAGTTCAGTCAAGTGGTACAGGGTCGTTTGATGTAGCTATT